GATTTAATGGTCATTATTATACATCAACATAAAGGAATCTAAAACATGGCACTAACAGAAACTAAAACAATTGATCAAATCACAGTAACTGAAAATGGCACTCTACTTGTTAGAGAAGCCACTAGAGTTCTTCGTGATGGAACACAAATCGCAGAAACATATCATCGCTGGTCATTCGCTCCAGGTTCTGATGTATCAGAAATGCCTCAGAATGTTCAGGATATTGCTGCAACAGCATGGACTCCAGAAGTTATTGCTGTTTATCAAACATCTCTGTCAACAGTAAATACAATAAATAGTTAAAAGGTTAATAAATGTCAGTTCCAACAAATAGAGCAGAGTTTACTGAAAATTGCCTAAGAAGATTAGGTAAGCCAGTAATTGAAATTAACGTCGACGAGGATCAAGTTTCCGATCGTATCGACGAAGCTCTACGTTATTTTTGGGACTACCATTTTGATGGATCCGAAAAGACATATTACAAATATCAGATAACACAAACAGATATCGATAACAAATATATTACAATGCCAGAAAATATAATCGGCGTTATTAATATTTTTGATCTTGGCTCGGCTTTAGGTCTTGGTAATCTTTTTAATATCCGTTATCAGATTGCCCTAAACGATCTCTATACTCTAACATCTGTTTCGATGGTTCCATATTATATGGCTATGAGTCATATTCAGTTCCTTGAACAGATGCTGGTCGGCAAGAAACCATTAAGATATAATCGTCATATGAACAAACTTTATATCGATATGTCATGGGACCAGATGACTCCAGGAGATTATATTATTGTTGAGGCGTATCAGGTTGTTGATCCAGATGTTTATACAGACGCTTGGGGCGATCGTTGGCTTCTTAGATATGCTGCTTGTTTAATTAAGCAGCAATGGGGTCAGAACCTCAAGAAGTTCGAAGGTATGAAAATGCCAGGTGGACTAACTTTTAATGGTCAAAAGATTTACGACGAGGCCACAGCAGAAAGAGCAGAACTAGAGCATGAAATGACGTACACTTATTCGATCCCATCCGTAGATATGATTGGATAGCACACTCATGGAAGCATTCGTATACTGCTGGACAGATAAAAAAACTAATATGTTATATGTTGGTTCTCATAAAGGATCAACAGACGACGGCTACATTTGTTCCAGTAAATATATGCTCGAAGAATATAATAAAAGACCAGAAGATTTTAGCAGACAGATTGTGGCTGAGGGAAATTTTGAAGATATAAGATCTTTGGAATCTGCTATTTTAAAGTCTGTGAATGCTAAATTAAACGAGCAATTTTATAATTTGCATGAAAATGATGGAAAATTCTATTTAAAATTTCACACAGAAGAAGCTAAAGCTAAAATATCTAAAAGTAATACTGGTAAAACACGCCCTGATTTATCAGAAAGAAATAAAAAAGGTATGTCTAAAAAAAGTATAGAAAAAATGGTAAATACTAGACATACTAATGGTTCTTATGATAGCGTTAATAATCCAATGTATGGAAAAAGACATTCAGAAAAAACTAAAAATAAAATGTCTTTAAACAGAATAGGTAAAAATAAAACACCAAAATCAGAAGAAACGAAAAGAAAAATGTCAGAAGCTAGGAAAAAATACTGGGAGCTAAAACGTGGCCACTAATTTTTTTGTGAATAATTTCCAGGCTTCTCAAGAACAACTTCTTCTTGAAAATTTGATAATAGAATCAATCCGTTTTTACGGTCATGACGTATATTACATTCCTCGTAAATTAAACAACTACGATGATGTATATGGTGCTGACGATCAGTCGAGTTATGAAGTAGCATATCCAATAGAAATGTATATTAAATCAGTCGATGGTTTTGGTGGTGATGGAGATTTTCTATCAAAGTTTGGTGTTGAGATTAGAAACCAAGTTGTATTCTCTATGGCTCAGAGAGTCTTTAGTGAAGAAGTTGGAGAGTTTACTACACAGGTAAGACCAAACGAAGGCGACCTTATATATTTTCCATTAAACAAAAAGTGTTTCCAGATTAGATATGTTAATAAGTTTGAAATGTTCTATCAGCTGGGCGCTCTTCAGACTTGGGAAGTTACTTGCGAACTATTTGAATACTCTGGTGAAACTCTTAATACTGGTATTGACGATATTGATAGTCTTCAGTCTAAGTATGACACCAATGCCCTGTCATGGGCTCTAACAGATCAAGTTGGAGCGAAAATTACTGACGAAGAAGGCAACCTTATTACAGTTGAAAGTTCTTCTATTGAAGATTTATTGCCAGCTTCGGATAATGATGAAATACAAAGAGAATCCGATCTGTTTGTAGACTTCTCTGCTATAGATCCATTTAGCGAGGGTAAGATTTAATGTTTGGCGGACCATTTTATTTCGGTTTAATTCGTAAATATGTTATTCTGATGGGCACATTGCTCAATCAGATTCATATTACCAGAACCGATAAGGCAGGAAACGTCACATCTCTAATGAAAGTTCCTATCACCTATGGTCCTAAAGATAAGATGCTTGCTCGTATCGTTCAGGATCCAGGTATCGATAGACCAACAGCCACATTACCATTACCTATGATCTCTTTCGAGATGGGTAAGATGTCTTATGATGGTTCAAGAAAGCTTAATACGATTGGTAAGTCTTCGGTTAAAGACAATTCTAATATAAGCAAGTTTAAATATCAATATAATCCAGTTCCATACAATATAGAATTTAGAGTTTTTGTTTATGCTAAGAACGCTGAAGATGGAACTAAAATCGTAGAACAGATTCTACCTTATTTTACACCTGACTGGACGACCACAGTTAAACTTATTCCTGAAATGGAAGTTACGATGGACGTTCCTATCATACTAAATAATATATCACAGGCTGATAATTATGATGGTAATTTCGTAAACAGACGTGCTATTATATGGCAATTAGATTTTGTTCTAAAAGGCTATCTATATGGACCTGTTAAGAGTTCTGGCATCATTAAATTCACCAAAACCAATTTCTATATACCAACTACAGATAAGATTGTTGATGGTGTAGGTATCACTCCTGTTGCAGAAAGAGTTACGACCCAGCCAGGTCTAACAGCAAACGGTCAACCTATTAATTATATCGGTAAACCGAATGCAAATACTGGCACAGTACCATATGTAGAAGTTGAATCTGACGATGATTATGGCTTTATTACTATGATATATAACGAAGATGAGATAGATGGCTGATGATAAAGATCCAATGGGCAAAGCGTTAGGCATTGCTCCATTGCAGTATGAAAAACAAATTGATACTTTGATTGCTAAAGCTCATGATGATTCTGCTAGAAACGATTTCGAAGCAGCCAGAGCTAATCTATATCAAGTAATCCAAACAGGCAATGAAGCTATGGATAAATTGAACGAAATAGCTGGTCAATCTCAACATCCACGTGCATTCGAAGTTCTTGCTAAACTTATGGATACTATGGTCGCCACTAATAAAGAATTGTTAGAGTTGCAATCTAAGATCCGTGAGATCGACGCTAAAGATTCTCCTATCAGCGAACAAGCTAAGACTATCAACAACAATCTATTCGTTGGATCTACTGCAGAGCTTCAAAAAGTTCTAAAGGAAATGAAGTCTAATGAATGAAGATTTGCTTGGTGGTTATAAGGGTAATGTTCTACTCAAAAAATCTAATCAGAACATTGAATGGACTCCAGAATTAGTCCAAGAATATGTAAAATGTCAGAACGATCCAGTTTATTTTACTGAAAATTATATGAAAATCATCAGCGTCAATGAAGGTCTGGTGAATTTTAATATGTATCCGTATCAGAAAGATATGGTTCGATCGTTTAAAGACAATCGTTTTTCTATTGTTACCACGGCTCGTCAGGCAGGTAAGTCGACTACAACCTGTGCATTCATTCTCTGGTATATTATCTTTCACGCCGATAAGACTGTTGCCCTACTAGCCAACAAGGGCGATACGGCTCGAGAAATTCTTTCCCGTGTTCAGCTGGCTTACCAGCACTTACCTAAATGGCTCCAGCAGGGTGTTGTTGAATGGAACAAAGGTTCATTCGTTCTCGAAAACAACAGTCGTGTTTTAGCTGCTGCTACTTCTGCTTCTGCTATCCGTGGTTATTCTATCAACCTTCTATTCATCGACGAAGCGGCGTTCATTGAGAACTGGGACGAGTTCTTTACTTCGGTTTATCCTACAATTTCATCAGGTTCCGAGTCAAAGATTATTCTCGTTTCAACTCCAAACGGTCTAAACCATTTCTATGCGACTTGGATTAACGCTCAGGAAGGTAGGAACGGTTATAATCCTATTCTAGTTCACTGGCAAGCTGTTCCCGGAAGAGACGAGCAGTGGAAGAAAGACACCCTAGCGGGTATGAATTTCGACCTAGAGAAGTTCGATCAGGAATATAACTGTGAGTTCTTGGGTTCATCGGGCACTCTGATTGCTGGTTGGAAACTCAAAGAACTGGTTCATAAGGCTCCGATGGTCGAGAAGGAAGGTCTTATTCAATACTTTCAACCAGAAAAAGAACATGTCTATATGATGGTTTGTGACGTTTCTCGAGGCAAAGGATTAGACTATTCGGCTTTTCAGCTAGTGGATGTTTCAAAAATGCCCTATCAACAGGTAGCGGTTTATAGAAACAACGCTGTAACTCCAGTTGATTATGCCGAAGTTATCCATCGAACCGCCAAGGCATATAATAATGCCTCCGTTCTTGTTGAAACAAACGATATCGGCGAACAAGTTTCACACACTTTGCATTATGACTTTGGTTACGAAAACGTATTATTTACCGAGAATGCTGGGCGCTCTGGTAAAAGAGTTACTATGGGATTTGGTGGAACGAAAGGTCAAGTTGATAAGGGCATTCGAACAACTAAAGTCGTTAAGTCGATCGGTTGTTCCATCCTAAAACTTTTGATCGAAGGCAATCAGTTTATAGTAAACGACTTCCATTCTATAAATGAGCTATCGACGTTCTCCAAAAAGGGAACGTCATACGAGGCGGAACCTGGAAAACATGACGACTTGGTAATGTGTCTCGTCCTGTTTGCTTGGCTCTCTGAACAACAATATTTTAAAGACTATACTGACATCAACACTCTCATGTCTTTGAGGGAGAAAACCGAAGACGATATCGAGCAGGATCTGGCTCCATTCGGTTTTGTTGATAATGGTAGGGATGATTTTATCGATGAAGAATATGAAAGATATGTGCCTGACTCGTGGATGTGGGATAGACCTATAGATTTTTAATAAAAAAGCCCATTTTATAAATATAACAAATTACACGACGCAAATTCTCGTTAAAGGGAGATAATACAAATGGCTTTCCAACTATCACCAGGCGTTAATGTTTCTGAAATCGACCTAACTACTGTAGTTCCTGCCGTAGCCACGTCAGACGGTGCCTTTGCTGGCGTGTTCCGCTGGGGTCCAGTCGGTGAAAGAACTTTAGTTAGCACCGAAAATCAGCTAATCGCTCGTTTCGGCAAACCAACTAACCATAATGCTGAAACTTTTTTCACAGCTGCAAACTTCCTAGCCTATGCTAACCGTTTACATGTTGTTCGTGCAGCCAATACTTCTGGAGCAACTCCAAAGGTTTCTGCTAATGCTACTTCTGGAGAATCGGTATATAAC